CTCCTGGCTCAACTCCTACACCAGAATTATAAGCATCAATTACACTTTCGTAGGTTTCAAATTCTTCATCCATTAATAATATGTCCTCTGTTGTGGAGGCATTTTTTCCTCCTCGTAATCTTCAGGGTGATTAATTAAACCTCCCTGTCTAAATCTCATAACAGCTTGGGTCATTGAGTCCACTAGATCATCATGGTCTCCATAAGGAAAAGCTGCACATTCCTCAATAACTTCTTGTGCGAAGTCCATTTCTTTGGGCGCCCATATCAGTCCCGACTCAAAGAGCGGAGATACTG